CGGACAGTTACGCTAGTAGTCGGATTACTACTCAGTACGAACTGCACACATAGAGGGCGGTAACACTACCTATCTTATGGGAGTAGGAGAAGGTTAAGGTGTACTTGTGTGTAAGGAAAAAAAAACACATGGCTTATACTCCTGCTGGAAACGGCCAAGCACAACTTCCGCAGTCTACTGTGAAGTTCTACGATTCAATTTAAATTTCTTGTCGTAGTGCAGTAGCTAGTCATCGGAATAATGAAGAAATTCCGTGAGAACCTAAGCTGACTTTTGGGTTCTGACTAAAAATCTTGCTATATCCGTCAAAGGCTCAATGAGCGGAGACGGAGGAAAGGCTACCAATGCAGCCCAAGAATAATGGCTATACGGCTGGTATTCTGGACGGCGAAGGTTGCATCTCCATTTATATTTCTAAGAGATGGGACAAAAGACAAAATAAACACGTCTTTAGGCCAGTTTTAGAAATTTCGATTTATCAGGCCGACAAGGTTCTGATAGATTGGCTGTTGTTTCATTACGGCGGAAAGTCGTATGAGCACACAATGAAGAATTCAACTAGACCCGGTTACCAATGGACTGCTCCTCGGGGCAAGGCCCGCGAAGATTTCTTACTAGAGATTTTACCATATATGCTCTTGAAAAGGAATCAAGCATCACTCGCTTTGGAATACTTAAGGCTCCCGCATACGTGGGACATGAATAGAAAGCGATTTGACCTTGCTTACAGGTGTTCAACATTTAATCGAAAGCTGTTTGCGTACAGTAAAATACGTGAAAAGTATTTTGAAGCCATGAAGAGCATAAGGGCATCCCCAGAGACTAATACGCAAGACATGGGCAATTCCGCCCTAAAGATAGAGTCCGATCTGTGTGGTGACATACAGAGTGCGACCCCAGTGATGGGGACAGCCTAAACAAAAATGCAAAGCGCAGACTCCGTTCGTGGCTTGTTCCGAAAGATTGGACCTTCCGCGTAACGCCGGTAACCAGTATATCGAACAAATTTTGTGCTGGTTGTAAAAATAAACTTACTCTGATTGACTCGAACGCTGAAATGCCAACGAGGGCGAAGCTGAAAAGCACGCTGAGAGACTAAGCGAGTGAGCCTGTAAGCAACTCTTATAGGATGCAATAGTCCGAACATACAGGAATAGGAACTGTATGAGATAGGCAGAAATGACCTGTCAGCGTATATTTATATACGTTTAACAACTTTGGAAATGTTCATGTACGTTCCTTTGGCTGCGAATACCTCGCAGACTTTGGAAGGCACTGTGGGCAGTTCGATTACGGTTTCCGTGTTGAACACGACTGCAACCATCGGTGAATACGCCGACTTCGCCAACTTCTCTTCGCTGTCCTTGGCTACCGCCATTGACAATACGGTTGAGAATGTTGCCCGCGAAATGTCGTATCGCCTCGGTGAGTCGCTTAGTGCGCTGGTTCGCGCAACCGCTGATGGCGCTGTGGCCGTTGATTCAAGCGTGCTGATTAAACTGCCCGCTGCAAGTTTGACTAGCTTTACGACTCAGAGTCTCAACCAGATTCGTAATGCGGTGCAGAGCCTTGCGGGCCGTTCTGTCCGTCCGTTTGACGAAGCGTCCAAGGCGTTTTGCGGCGTCATTCACCCGTTCGCGGTTGGTGACGTTACTGCCGATTCGACCAACGATTCGCCTATCGACATTTTGAAGCATACCCCCGTGGGTCTTGCCAAGATGGAAGATTTGGTGTCCGTTGATCTGACTGAAATGATCGAGTTTCCGAGTTCTGGTGTTCAGTTCTTCCAGACCAATCAGGTGACCATCACCCCGAACTACAATCCGGGCACTGGTGCAATTTCTGGTCTGTATGCGCTGCGTACCTACATCTTCGGACGCGATGGCATTTTCAGCATTAAACTTGGTGCGCAGGGCGACACTGAGTTTGGTGACGGCGAGTGGGAAAACATCAACTGCAACATCGTGCAGAATGCAGAGCCGACGGTTGCCGATCCCGAAGGTCTCATCCCCGGATGGACTTCGTATAAGGTTCACTTCACTACGAGCCTTGGACCGGATACCACGATCCGTATTCGTGAGATTGACGCGGCTTCCGCAATCTCGTAACCAAAACAAGTTGGGCGGCGCGTAAGGGTTCAACCTCTCGCGCCGTTTCAATTTGGAAAGGAGAACTAAATGGCAAATAATCCTGCAAATGATGTAACTACAGGGTTGGGTGTTGCCGCGAAGATTGCAGTGCCGGGTAACGTTCAGTTTCAAAGTGCTTATAGCACTGTTCCGGGATATAACGTTGTTGTTTTGTCGAAGTCGGGTACGGTGTACCCTCAGACATTTCAACTCGTTCCTGTCCTTGAGGATGTTGCGGGCAATGTGCAAAGTGCGGTTCAAGCTGTCGAGTACGTTTCCTACAGTTCCGGTGTGGCTTCGGTAAGTTCCTCTGGTCTTATCTCTGCGGTTGCAGAGGGCGGATCAGTTGTGGAAGTATCGTATCCCACGTTCGGCAACACTGATGGAACGATCTACAGTCCGAGCAACCCAATGAACGGGCTTCCCAAGAACAAGATTTATGCGGAAGTCAACGTAACAGTCGTGGTCTAACAACAAGAACATTATATTGGAGGATGTAATGAGCAATGAAGTTAGCATCGATGAACCAAATGAAGTGCATGGCGTAATACGTAAACACAATCGCGTATTACGCCGCACTACACATCTTTTGCGGGTTCGCGTAAACAAGGAAAAAGAGCACTCTGATGAGTTGTTTACAGCCCTGTGTCAGACGAATCCGAGGGCAGAGGAAGCTCTGCGGGAAATATGGGAGAGCGACGTATTTGGGCCGCAAGTTGATCCCGAAGATTATGACCAAATTGTTAGCACCTGTCTTGAAGCCTTGAGGGAGTACCGTGGAAAAGTTCAAGATACAAAACGGGTATAAGGTTTGCAGCCTGTGTCTTGCTAATAAGGCGGTCGAGGAGTTTGCCAAAAGGAAGCACAACAAAAGCGGAATACACAGTTGGTGTCTGTCATGTTTTAGGGACGTAAACAAGGCCAACTATTCCAAAGATGAAGTGCGCAAGCGTGCCAGAGAGCGGCGGCTAGTTGCTTTGTATGGCATGTCACTTGGCGAGTTTAATGAATTGCTTTTGAAACAAGGAAATAAGTGCGCCATTTGTGGGACACTTGAGCCAATGTTCGAGTTACCAGTAAACGGTAAAAAGAACAGCAATTCAGGGTGGCACGTAGACCATGACCACGTAAGCAAAAAAGTTAGAGGCATTTTGTGCCCTACTTGCAATTGTATGCTTGGCTACGCGAAGGATAACCCGCAAACACTGGCAAGAGGCATACGTTACCTTTTGAGCCAGTAGAAGTTTGTATGCTATCCATAGATAGTCAAGGTGGATTACTTTGACGATGTAAAGATAGCATTTGTTGGCCCTATGTCCATCCGGCCAGATGCGTAGGTCCACTGCATACTGCGTGCAACGTTCGTTGGCCGAACATCGCCGTATGCAGACTGTGTTTCGTTCAAGGAGGATTGCGTGGAAGCACTAGCAACAGGCCAAGGTACCCGTCTGAGTGAGAAGGCACCTTGGGAAACGTACGCTTCCGAATTAGATTTGAGGATGTCCCCGGAACTCGAAGCCGCAGTGGATGAATACGCAGAGCGGCGATACGAGGACGGCGAATCTTCAAATCAGAACAAGGAAGAATTGCACCGGCAGCGCGAGAACAATCAAGAAATTGCCAAAGAGTACCAATGGTTGAGTGAGGAAGAATACAAAGATCATGGTCCTCGAATTGGCAAGTTGATGAGTCATGCCGACTTGATTACTAAACTCCGCAAAGCAGGAATACGGTGTCACTATCGCCAGCATTTGCACGACGACAAGGCGACACTGTACGTGATCCATCAAGGCGAGGAGAAGTTCGCCGCTTGGGTGCAGATTAACGGACTCATGCCAGAGTATGAGTTTGTAAATTTTGACGACAAAGGCGTTGTGGTTAACACCCGGCGCAGGGGTTGGAGGACCGTTCTTTTGCAGATGATTTTGAAAGGATTCATCACAGAAGAATTGGCACAAAAAGTGTTTGGACCGGCACAAGGACCAGCATCTAATCGTTACAACGCTACGTTGTATGCAATTAGAAACAGGGAAGCCAAGGTAGTTTAGCCGGATTTATGGAGGAGAGAAAAATGGCAGCAGATGTAGCCAATCTTGTTAGCCCGGTGTCCACAGGTGCGCCTGTGGTCGAAGCCGAGGCTCCCACTGAGAAGGTAACGAAGAAATCCGAGAAGTCAGAACTTGAAAAGGCCGAACTTGAGTTGAAGAAACTTGAGATTATCGAGAAAAGGGCCAACATTGAAGATTTGACTGAGCGTCTTGACGAGCGTAAAAATCGGCGTTTGGCAGTTCGTATGACGAGCGTGACCAATGGCCAAACTTTGAACGCTATTGCCAAGGAACAGGAACAAGCGCAGCGGCGTTGTAATCACCGTAAAGGTGGTAATGGCGCGGCGGGCGTTATGTCCGGTAGGGGCGATTCGCTCTGGTTCGCGTTGATGAAGCATCGTATGCTCAACGGAGACATTTGGATTCGTTGTATGCGTTGCGGAAAGACATGGAAACCCCCGGTGCGCAGTCTGTTTACCGACGAAGCGAAGTATCAGGCGGCAGTGGCCGAATACGAGGCAGCGAAGGATTATCCAACAAATAATTCTCCCTCTTCGTCCTATGCGTTCTCTTTCTCGGACGGCGGGCAGTATTTCCGTGAGGTAACTGCAAGCACCAATCTACGGTAACAAGCTGTACCCGATAACCGGACCTATTTATTGGGTCCGGTTATTGTCGTTTGTGAGGATAACATTATATGGGACAACCATCAAGGGAATCCAAACAAGCGTGGCTTGAGCGTAACAAGGATCGACGAGCAGAAATATGTAGACAATCTCGCTTACGCAGAGAGTACGGTGTTACGCCAGAGTTTGTTGACGAGATGTACAAAGAACAAAAAGGATTGTGTGCTATTTGTTCTGGTGCATTAACGTGGAAAGTAAACGGCCTTCATGTAGACCACGATCACCGTACCAAATGGGTTCGTGGGCTGTTGTGTGGTCGTTGTAATTTAGGTATAGGTCAATTTGAAGATTCTACTGAACTCCTTAAGAAAGCAATTGACTATATCATTGCGAACGCTACCCCAACCGAATTTGTATTCACAAAAGTTCCCATTCCCAAGTATGTTTATGCAGAGGGGAGAAAGATTGCCCAAAGTTTGAGGGCCAAGGGAAATAATTACAGACTTGGCAAAGAGCCGTGGAATAAAGGAAAATCTTGGTCAAAAGAAACTAAAGACAAGATGTCCGAATCTGCTAAACATAGGAAACAAAAGGATTTATAAACCATGAACTCGAACGTGCGCTTACAGGACGTGGTCGATGACGCAGCATCTTTAGGTGACACTGCCCCGGCGCTTGCCACTGGCGGTGTGTCCGATGGGCCAGCCCTTTCTATGGCGACCGACGTAATGTCTGCCATGATTAACGGCGGGCCGGGCGGCATACCCTACAACTGGAAGTGGAACAGGTTTAATGCACCAGCGTTTCCGACTATCAGCTATCAACAGGATAACTTTATACCGGGACTTGTGAACCTTGGGTGGATTGAGAGCGCGTGGGCGTCAAACATCAATCAAACCTCCATTCCGAAGCAAAAACAACAGCTTGAAGTTCATCGAGACCTTCTTGTGACGTATGACCAGACTGGATGGCCCGGCAAGATATGCTGGATACCCAATAGCGTGGCTCAGACTGGCACGTGGGGTGCTGCCCCGCTTGGTCCGACCGTTGGTAACCCCTCCGGTGATACGACCTCTATAGGGTCAAATCCAAGCGGAATTCAGAATCCCGGCCCCGGTGTGATCTATACCAACCCGCTTGGCATTCCGAATCAACCAATTAACGCTACAACGTGCATCAAAGACCCAAATGGTAACCTTTGGGTTCTTACGGCCTATGGAACATGCGGCAGTGTGCAGCCTACTTGGCCCACCAACCCCGTTTTCCCGGCGTTTAACAGTCCTAACACGGTTGCCACGACGGTTACAGACGGCACGGTTGTCTGGACGGCGGTTAATCCGGCTGGCATGGCGTTCCGATTGAACCCAATTCCGCCCCAAACCGGCATTTGTTGGTTGATTCAGCCAGTTTGCCAGTATAAGGCACCACGCTTTACGGCATTGTCTCAGTATCTTGAGCCTGTGCCGGACGATTTCTCTACGTATTTCAAGCAGGGATTCTTTGCTGAGTGCTATCGGCGCAATCCTGATCCAAAGATACAGCATAAATACACGATGGAGCGCCAGTTATTCCTTGAGGCTCTTGATCGGTCAGTTAAACAGGCCGACCGTGAGCAGGATGATATGGGCTTCTATCCGGGTATGTCCATTATGGAAACCGGAATTGCAGTTAATCCGATCAACCCGGCTTATCCGTTCGGGGCATGGAACACTAACTAGGAGGAATGGATGCAAAATTTACTCAGGCGGCTATTACTTGGCGCTGCGATTCTTTTCGCAAGTGTGTACAGTTCGGCACAAAGCCCCACCGTTATTTCACAGGCATACAATGAGACTTTTCATACAGCACAGGTTACTGTTGCTGAGGAAGGCTTTTGTTCTGCTACTGCCATAGGGCCGTTGGCACTCTTAACAGCTACGCATTGTGAACTCGGAACTGACGAGATTACATTGCAAGGTAAGGGTGGTTCGCCTGACGTAGATTTGAAAATTGACCGTCGTGTTCGGGATGGTTACGATCATACGATCCTTTACGTTTCTCCTACGTATTTGGCCGGGTATACATTTACCAATGTTGCCACGGTTGAGCCTGATTATAGGGCGGCTCTTGGTCAGGGTGTGTTTGTTATTGGTAACCCGCATGGATTCTCAGAGATTTTCAGAAAAGGATACATTGCTGGTGCGGAGTCGTACGATAACGGCGGTGAGTCCATACCAGAAATTCTCGTAGACATCCACGTTGGTCCGGGTGACAGTGGTGCGGCTATTTTTGATGAATTTGGAAACGTGATCGGTGTCGTTGCCGGTATCGAGGTTCACGGTGATGCAGCAGACGTGGCCGATCAGTATAGGATGCCGTACGCCCTGTCTCTCAATTTTACCGTGGGGCAGCTTAAAGAGGCTGCGTCATACGGAGCGAAAAAGTAAAGGACTGCCATGACAGTTGGAGAGGAAGTTTATCAATTGTTCAAGGGTATATGCCCGGATGCTGTTCCGTGTGTAGTAAAGGCTTTTTTCCCAAATGCTAAGGTTATTCGCACGGAATCGATGAATGCCTTTACAGGAAAAAAAGTTGAATGGAACATTGTTTCTCAAGACCAGCGCACTGCGTACTCTCCTGTATCTTTGAAGGGTGAGCACGAGGCGTGGCTGTACGCGCTTGAGCGGGCATGTCGTACTAAATGGCCCATGCCTATGAAAGAAATGACGCAGGAAGGTTTGTAATGGCGAATTCAGCAGTGACATTGCTTCGTACAATGGAGTGGGCAAAAAGGTTGAACTTTGGTCGTCGTTCGGCTATTGGAAATTTTCTTGAACCTGCCCTTACAAGTGCGAACGTGGTTTTACAGACGGTACTTGGTCCACCGTTTGCGTGGTATTGGAACCGCGTTGTGACTGGCTTTGTATGCGTTCCCGGACAGCAGGATTACTATGTTGTGAACTGGCAAGCATCGACGGTATATGCTGTTGGGACGTTTACAGTTGACAACTACGGAAACTCGCAACAGGTAACGACAGGCGGAACCAGTGGTTCTAGCGCCCCCACGTGGAACAACACTGCCGGTGGGACTACAACGGACAGTGGCGTTACGTGGACAAATTTGGGACGCATTCTCGGAACTACACCGAATTCACAAGCCATCACTGTTTCGCAGACGTATAGTCTTGGTTTTGTTGAGAACGCCTCGGTTTTGGATACAACCAACACCCCGGCAAAATGGTTTCAGATTGCCAACATGGTTGACTTGGCCCGTGATTCAGCACAGGCCCGGCCTCGGTTTATTTCAGTACAGGCTGACGATGGAAACGGTAACGTGACGTTCAGGTTGATGCCGACACCAAACATAGCCTATCCGGTGCTGGTGACGTTACAGCAGAAACCAACCCCGTTTATCTCGGTAAATCAAACGTGGGCACCGATTCCAGACGAGTATCAACACATTTATACGTGGGGATTTTTGGCGCTTATGTGGGCCTTTGCCGATGATCCACGCGTGCAAATGGCAAACCAACGTTTCGTCGCTCAGTTACTTGCCACTGCGGAAGGCTTAGACGAGACTAAGAGAAACATTTTTCTGACAAGTTGGCAAGCCCTTACCGGCCAGCCAATAGGTAACGCAATCAGGCAGCAGCAAGGCAATCAGGCGCGAGGCCAGTAATGTCGCAAGTAGCTTTTCCAATTACGGTGTTCTATGATCCATCGGGGGCACCGTTAGCCTATGGCTACGTGTTGATTGCACTTACAGAAGATGTGTTGTCCCCGAATGGTCAGATGTGCGGGGGTCTATTAGTTAATGTTGCCCTCGATGGAACGGGGACAATGATAACGGTACCGCAGGTTTATGCGTGCGCCGATCTTATACCGAGTGATGTGCAGTACGTGGTAACGTCGTACACATCTCTTGGTGAGAAGGTATCCGGTCCTGATTTTGTGACCATCTAAGGTGTGAAGAATGGCAGCAACGAAAGTTCAACTTGAGGGCGGCGCTTTTCAGGATTGCGCGGGTAATGTTCTGGCCAATGGATACCTGTTGTTTGTTCTTAGTCAAGACGGGCTTGTTAGTGGGTCTGTGCAGGTTGCGGCTGGACGAGAGATAAAAGTTCTTTTGGACTCAAACGGCAACATTGCTACGTCTCCGGCGCAGTATATTTGGCCCAATGATGTTCTAACACCGGTCAATACTTTTTATACCGTATCCGCATATACGGCATCGGGCCAACTGGTATGGGGTCCAAATGCGCAACAGGTTTTGAGTTCACCTAGTCCGTTTAGTGTTACGGCGTGGGTTCCTGCATCTGTGAACTTGCTTCAAGGAAACATCACAACGTATGACATTGGTGTATTTTTTCCGGGACAGTATCTCGCCAACCAAACGGTGTTGCTACTGCCATTTGAACGGACAGTTCAGTTCTCTGCAAATTTCTCCCCTAGTGTCGCGGCATGTGGGGTTAATCCGACAGCTTCCGCTGTGTTTACTATCAACAAGAATGGCACACAGGTAGCCACGGTGACATTTTCTACCGGTGGTGTTGCGACGTTTGCATCGTCTGGTGCCACATTTGACGCTGGTGATGTGTTGACGATAGTTGGTCAATCATCCCCTGATGCTACATTGGCGAACGTTGGCATGACACTCAGTGGTGTTACGTCTTAAGGGGGTAGATTATGCCGACAATAACTCCCCCGTTCACTGTGCCAAGCGGGCAAACCTGTTTGTTTCTTACGCCGACTAATTTTTCTGGCAGTGGCGAAAGTAGTGGCGGTTGCTTGGGCGGTGGGTGGTCTGGTGTTGGTATAGGTGATTTGTCAGGGGGCACGGTAAGTCTTAGCGGCACGTGTTTAACAGGTCCGGGTCAGGTTGTGTACATTCAGTGGGATGGGTTTAAGGTACCAATGTGGCCAGAGGGAACGGTGATCGAGGCCGTTTATCCTGTTATTTACGTTGGTTCGTATTCCAGTTCAACCCCTGCGGACATTTGGTTGGCAATTAACGGCAGTGATTACGCCTCAAGTCCGACCCTTGATGGGGTTGGGCAGTTGAGCGTGGGCAGTAGTGCCGACAGCATGGGAAACACCGAGTCTACGATAACATCGGCAACAATTGGTGTTCCTATCAATGATTCAAGTGTACACGATGGGCCGAGTGATGTAGTGGTTACGTGGGCTGGTTTGGCTGTCTATGTAACGCTCCCAAAAAAGTACACTGGTACCGTTGTCAATATCAACATTGGCAACACAAAGCCTTTGGGTTCTTAAGGAAGTTTGTTCAATGGCTAAAGTTTGTTCAAAGTGTAAGGCTGATAAAAATATATCAGATTTTAGCAAAAATCGATCCCGTAAGGATGGCCTAGAGTATTGGTGTAAATCGTGCAAGTCTGCATATGAAAAACCTGTTCGAGATTCTTACCGATCAAAGCCAGAGGTTCGTGAAAAAGAGCGCCGCCAAGCTAGTAAATGGCAGAAAGATAAGACAAAAAATTGTCCTGAATACTGGATGTATTGGTCGGCGCGACAAAGGGCCAAGAAACGCGGCCTAGAGTTTACCATTGTGGTAGGTGACATACATATTCCTGAGTTTTGTCCAATTTTGAACATCAGGCTTTCTCGCAACACCGGGCTTAACGGCGTGCGGGGTCCAGCCTCTAGTTCACCTAGTTTAGATAGAATTGATTCTCGTAAAGGGTATACCAAGGAAAATATACAGGTTATATCCAACAGGGCCAATACTATGAAAAGTGACGCGACTTTGGAAGAATTGGCGCTTGTAGGTGAATGGGCCAAAACTTTAAT